GCTCTGTATGTGATAATTCCCACGATCATCTCCACCCGCATCAGGATTAGCGAGGTCACCCTCTTGCCCCTTAACGAGATCGGGAATCGTGGAGCTGAACAGATCAACATTCACTCTACGCTGAACACCGGATTCCGGTTCGTCGTCACCAAACTCGCCGTTGGTGATTTGAGCGAATCGGGCAGTGGCATCCACACCGGCTTGCGTGTTTCCTTGAGCGTTCCAGTATCGGTCATTTCCGACCAAACTCATCGACTCAGTTGCATTTCCGTCAACGCTGTACGAATAGGAAACGCTAGATATGTAGCACCCCGAGTTCCAACATACGTTACGAGCTTCACCAGTAGCGTTTGATTGACTGTCATCGAAAACCGCAAGCCAAACGTCTGCTCGGCTTTTAACAGCGGCAACCAAGTCAGTCTTAGCTTTACCGTTCGACGCCAATGTAAACAGCAGACTTTCTCCGTCGATAACCTTTTCAAGTGACACTTCGATATCTGCGACATCTTCAACGTTTTCATAAAGTCCAAGCTGTCCGATTTCAAAAATCTGATCCAGCGAAAAATTGGAATTCATTCCAACACTTTGAAGACCTCTGGCGATGTTTACCGCTAGGGGTGTATATCCAGTAGGAACGATTGCCACAGCTTGACAAGCGTAGAAAATTCTGTCATTTCTAGCCATTTTATTCTCCTTAGAATGTATTTAAGTCCTCTGGTAAAAGACTAATACTATATACGCACAAAAAAATTAAACGGGACCAATTTCGGTAGAACAGCGAGCAACCCCCATATAAAGATCAACAGAAAGTTGTGTTACACCGGCCCCTTTAGAGTTATGAATCCAGCACTTTCTGTACGGATAATTTTCTACCAAGCTAGGATATATTCCGCTTGCTCTAGCGTGACCTCTTAACTCCCTTTGCCTACCATTTTCAAAAGTATAAGGAGAGACACCAGAAGCCGCAACATCGGTAGAGTCGAATAATTTTATGCTTCGGTCATTCTGAGAAATTACAGTATCCATTAAATTTACCGTTTCCCAGTGATTTTCGCTCATAATATAGAACACAACATCTGGCCTTACCCACTGACCGCCACCAAGCTGGTAGCCCTGAGTGCTTTGAGCAGGCACGACCTCTACAGCTATAGCAGGAAGTTGTACCCTTGTCTGTCCGAGATGAACCCATCCACCAGAACCATAAACCTGAAAATTTGACTCATTTCTAAAAGAATTAGTTTGCAATTGCTGAAACCAAGATATGCCCTTGGCCGGAACAACCTGAACCCTTTTATGACTATAAGATATGGTAACATCGCTAGTAGTAGATTGGGCAGAATCGAAAACAACCCTGCCTAAGTCATAATCTATGTAAAAAGGCTTTGAAACATTGTCAATTGCATAAAAGGAACCATCAACAAAAACGCCCGATGGACTAATTGGCTGTTCTGTTGTTCCGTCTACACTGCCACTACCTTCCCATACCCAGTTCTGTCTGTATCCTTCCCAGACCTGACCATCGTTGTAGTTAGGGGAATCTACAAGTCTTAATTTGTGACGATCACCGCCATATATACCACTCTGAGGAATCTCTATGTTGTAGAAACCTCCCTTATCTAGCAGACCCCAGTCGTAGAAATTTATAAAATTATCCAAAACCAACTCGGAAAGGGTGGCATCAGTAGCCTTGTCTTGTCCCCAAGCTAGATTTAGTTTAGTTGTATTGTCTCCGGGCATTAGAACGCTCCTTTTAGTATCTTAGTGATCTGTGACTCTATGCCAGAAACAGCCTTGGTTATAAAGTTATCATCTCTAGTTCCAGCAAAAGCACTATTTACCTTGTATGGAGCAAATTTACTGCTCATTCTAGCTTCACCAGATCTAGAGTTTGAATAGGCTCCAAACTGAACGCCGAAATCAAAAATTATAACAGAGTCACCTAAAGTTAACAACCACTCTAACCAAGGAAGGCTACCTCCTTCTATCGGCTGATTGGCAACATTCAACGACAAAAGATTTTCAAAACTCGCTGGCTGCATTATGATCCTGAGTCCACCAGTCAAGTTTTTTGAAGTTATAGGAAAATACTGAACTTTTATAGTGGAAAGTATGGCCTGAACTATGGCATCGGTAGGGTCTGAATCAAGGCCAAACTCAGCACGAAGCACTCCGCTTTGCAAAGATAGAATTTCTGGACTAGACATAAGTGCCCCAGCAATCAACGGCTTGAGTTGTGACCTTACCTTTGGAATGTTTTTAGGAACATTTTTATTGGCACTGTCTGCTATGGCCTTATTTACCTTTTTCTTGAACTGGTTTTCAGTCTCTATCAGTTTTACGCTTGCCTTCCTAACCATTATGAATTAGCTCTTTTCCAAAAGGTTACAACGTACTTAGTCTCGTTCTGCTTGAATCCTTGTGGAAAAGAAGTTCCAGCTTTTTCATATCTAGCATTAGCTTCATAGTTTTCTATTCCATCATAGGAAGGAATCATGTACTTACACTTTTCTATCTTTTCAAGATCTGTCATAAAACCAATAGTCTGAACCCCTCCGTTTGGAACATTTATCTCAGCACCGGTTTTGACCCAGTTTTTTCTGTCCCAATAAATTCTTAATGTAATTGTGTCACTAGACTCTACAGCTTTGTAACCCTTTCCGCCACAGTAGGGACAGGGCATACCCCTTTCAAAAGGGTAGGGACCGCCAACCTGATAAATGCTGGCAGACCTATTTCTTGTACCCATTGCCCCAAGAATACAGTTGGGACAATCCTCTTTAAATTCAGGATATACCAACCTAGCAGTTCTTGTGAAAAGCAAAAGTGCTTCATTGAACTTATCGAAAGCACACTTAGGTATATTGAAAGCCATTAGATAATCCTGTATGTTAAATGCCCGCCCAAGTTTCCAGCAGAATTTGTAATATTTAGAGCTTCGCCTTTACTTGTTAGCATTAGCCCGTTGTCGTCGCCGTTTGACGAAACTCCACCATTTGCAGCAATAGCCATTGCCCCAGACATGGCTGTTGTATCGCTCTTGAAAGTTACAGTAGAAGCTGCGTCGGCAACAAATACATAACTAAGAACCTCAATCTGCCTGCCCGCAATAGCAGCTACCACCTCTTGAGTTTCGACAGCAGCACTGATCTCAGCGTACAAAGTAATTCCATACATATTGTAGTCGTGAGGCAGGTTTTGTCGATTCAGGGCGGGATTTGGCAGTTCTGAAACAACGCCGGTTGGAGTTGTAAACGTTACAGCCCCACCTTCATTAAACCCATTTCCGCCGATAATTTTTACAGAAGTCATATTTCTTTCTCCGGGTAACTAAATGTTAATAAAAGCCGCCATTGTTGCGGTTCTGAGCAACGCCCCAACTTCCGGGACTATAAGGACCAAGAACGGCGGTCCCGATAGGAGATCCACCATCGCCCTTTTCGTATTGGTATTTTGTTATCAGTTCTTCGTACTTTGAACACAACGTCTGCTGTAGACCAGACAGGCTTGCTGCAATTCCACGAAGATCAACGGCACTGGGACCATCTCTCATAGAAATGGCATTACAGGATTCCGTCTTTACTTCGCTGCCTATAAGGATGCAGGCACTTTTGTATACTGTTAAAACGGCAAAGTCAGAATCTCCTGTGGAAATAGGATCAGGAGTCAAGGAAACCTGACCAACGCTGACTATATATGTGTTCACAAAAACCGCTTCATTCTGAACGTTATAGGCTCCAATTACCAAAACCTGTTTTAGTCGCTCGTCTGTGTAACTTGAACTGTCAAGATCTCCAATAATAGATCTTAACATCAATACCATATCTACTTGCCACATAATTATACCCTACAGATTTTCGTAAACTTTAAATGAACCCACGTCTGATCGAAAAACCCCTCCACCTATTCCTATTTTTGCCTGTAGTCGCCAAGTTCCGATTTCGTTGAGGTCACCGTCAACAGTTGTGTATTTGATTTTTCCGTCTGAACCATCCGTGACCAGACCCGCACTCTTGGTAGTTGATACACCAGAAGGTGACTTAAAAATAAGCTCCAAGGTTGACGCCCCGGAAACATCAAGCACTGTAGGAGTTCCAGAAACACAATCCTTGATAGTTACCAAAAATTCAGTTCCTATATCGTTGTAATGTACTTCTTCTTCTGAGCAAGTTGCCATAATTATCTCTCTACTGTGAATTCTAATTGGCGATTAATTTCTAGTTCATCATCCACCTGTCTATTTATACTCAATTCTTGTTCTATTTGCGTTTGAATTTCCAATGTAAACTCTAGACCCGTATCCACACCGACAGAAAATTCAATCTGATCCGGTCTAAAATACGAATTAGCCTCTTGAAACCAGAGCGGCAATAATGAACCATCTATCATCTTAATTATCCACTAAAATTATGTCTGCGTTGGCGGTAATAGCTGCTGTAGTTGACGCTTCTCCAACCATCCAAATATCAGTTTTTTCATTGAATGGTCCGAGAGTGGTAGGCTCTGGTTGTGTAGCCTGACCAGAAACTTCCGAAAAGGACAAGACAACACGCCTAGCCGAGTAAGGAGCGACAGTCTCATCTGCATTATCTTTTCTATACAAAACTACAGAAGCGTCCTGATTTGAAGAAACGTAAACATTTGTCTGTGTGATATATGCAGTTTTTCCAGCAGGAACAGTATAGATCATTTGCTCTGATTGTCCTTGCTGTACGTCGATATGAGCAACCGTGACACTCCCCGCAGTAGATTCAATCGTTATTTCTCCAACGTTTCCAGAATGAGATGTGCCCATCTGAGATACGAAAACTCTATTAACCCTTATGAAACTATTGGTCGTGGGATCACTAGCGAAGGTGCCATTTAAGCTGACGGTTTCAGTTATCTCATTAAAGCCTGAATCCAAACCTGAAATTGTAATTTGCCTAGCCCCACTTCCAGCGGAATCATCATTAGCATTTCCTGCTGCAACCCGCAAAGTTGACGCAGCGGATAAAAATGTATAATTTCCTCCTAGGGTCCAAATGAATTCAGGACTATTGCCGACCGTAAGGTTCGCACCAAACTTATGCTCGCAAGAAAATTTAGGGACAATGCCGCGACGAATAGCCACATGGTCAACCATAGGCACAGGATTATCAACACTGACATCCCCATCGTTGTTACCATCGGCACCCAGAACCATCTTAGAACGTGGATACTTCACGCCCAGAATTTCATCTGCTGCAATATTTGCACCCGCTCCGGGGGTAATTGGTACATTGTCTGCCATTTTTTTTAATCCTATCTATATAGTTCTAATTCTAACATTCTGTTTACATGCAACATAAACTGAATGATGTCTGGGTTTGTTATAAGTTCTTCAAAGCCGTACCAGCCAAAGGTTGATATCAGCGTAAGATCGTCTGCGACCGGGGTTGAAGGAAACCAGCCAAAAGTGGAAACCGCTTGTAGGTCTACAGCCATTAACTTCGCGTCCTTTCGTTACCGGTTTTGGTGAGAACAAATCTTGGAGTTACATTATCTCTATCATAAAAAGTAAATGTTCCAACAGGACTTTCTACTATTTTTCCATTAGCCATACTCCATAGGTCATTCATAACGCTGCCCATAGAATCAGCCGCATCGAGATCTGACGCCAATGCCGACCAAACATCTTCCATAATATACTCAGGAGCCACAAGCTCGTCTCTATCTACAACAGCAGTTCCGCCACTATTGTCTATAAGTTCACCCACTCCAAATACACGAATACTGCCATCAGTAACAGTGCTGTCTAGTTCTACTCTGGCTCCATTCAAAGCAAGAGACATAGGTTCTGGACCTGTTTTGTTAATGATTTTAATTTCGCCACAAAACTCTCTAAAGGCTACACCTTGCCCACTTCCAGCACAATCTAAAATTGGAATGTCTGTACCGGGATTTGGGGCAGAGACGGCGACACATTTGTTAAACATGCCGATTCCTGCCCCGCCCAAAGTGTTGGTTCCTTCACGGATAACGCATTGCTCAAAGTGACCAATCAATCCAGTCACATTTTTAAGTGCCACTTGTGTGATGTAAGTATTTCCTGTGAGTGTGCCTGTAAGTAGCATGTTTTGGAATTCGCAGTTATTAGTGCTTACGCCACTACCAACAGTAAGGGTTGTAGTTCTTGGGCTTCTGCCAAAGAATTTGATATCGTCATGGTCTACTGTAAGGGTTACATGACTCTCTATTTCTACTTTTCTGATATTATTGGCTTGATAAACCACCTTAGCATCTGCATCATTATTACATGGAAGTCGAACTGTACCATGAGGGAAGAACGTTCCGGTCGTTGCCTCATTAGCATCAATATAAACTCTACCATCAATAAACTCAGAAAACTGAACGCCATCTGGATTGATGAGTCTGTTTTCAATAGTAGCACCGCCCGAAAACTCTGGATTTAGCCAGTCGGCAGTACCATTCATAATAATTGTACCAGCGGTACATGAATTTTCTATGGTTATTTTACCAGACAAAAAGTTGATCTCAAAAATCTGGGATGGATCAATCATATTTCTAATAACGTAATCACCATGAGCATTTTCAAAGTCAACCTCGCAAGGATCGCCAGCATGACTTGCAAAGTCTATAACAATATCCGTATTTGGGAAGATAGGGGTAACATTATTGAACAAAATATTACAACCTCCTCCAACTGATATAGTACCCCCCAAAGCGACTACGTTAGCCTGACCATCAACCCCTGATGCGTTTTGTATACCGCAGCTTTCAAGAAAAAAGTAACCACCATTTTGCGTACCAGTCAAAATCGTCTTAATAAAGTTTGTAGAACCAACACTAAAGTTATTCATATCAAACACCGGAAGGTTTTGACCAGTAATAGTGTAGCCATCAATATTTCTATCTAACGTCACATTACCTAAGATTTGAATATGCGTAAGACTTCTATCATCAAGTGCCCCAATAGCGTCTGGGAAGTTGTTGAATGGAGAACCTTGGTAGCCGTTTCCATTTGTTGCAGCAGTCCCTTTGAGAAACACGCTACGAATAACCTGACCATGAGTTTCATCAACGCGAGTAAAGATGGTTTCATCAATGATCGTCGCACCGCCAGCATATGAGAATTTATTATCCCACTTTCCCACACCCCGAAGAGTAATAGTTCCATCTGTCACATCATTGTCTATCTCAATATCGCCAGAGGCCAAGTCAAGAAAAGCTGCTTCTGGGCCTGTTTTATTTTTAAGACAAATCGCACCATTCCAGTTGGTTACAATTAAACCAGTACCCGCTCCACCAAAATCGAGACATGGCCTAACCTGCGAACCCTCATAACAGTCTAGCAGTTGCAAGGTGCTTGCACCACTAAGCGTTATATCACCAACCAAACCGCTATTTCTAACAACACCATCAACAAAATTAAGATCTTGTGCTACGGCGTTTTCGATAACAGAATTGCCATCCAGAACACCTGTAACAGTACAGTTTGTAAATTCACTAGAGATTACGCTTGCACTGCTATCAATGGTGATTGTTGATCTAGCGGTAGACTGACCTTCAAAAACAAAATTATCAAAAGTGTCAGTGGATAATGTGATATTACCACTTATGAAAAATTTTGAAAGACCCCTTGTTTGGGCAATCAACAAAGCGTCTGCCATATTGTTTACAGGCTGTCTGGATGTGCCAGTTGGAAACGCTGTGCCAGTATTAGCACACAGAACGTCAACCGTCACACCGCCATTGAAACTAGAATACTGAATATCTTGAGATTCTGAAAGTGTGGCAGATGAAGAAGCAGTTCGGACGATTTGGGTAAAAGCTGTTGGTACAACAGAAGAAATCTGAACATCGTTTTCATCTTCTGCTACTAGGTTTCCGCCCGCGATGTTACACTGAACGATATTAAAAACTTGATAAGAATCGCCAAGTTCAAATTCGTTATCAGAGCCATTAACAAGAGATCTTGTAATTATAGTATTAGCGTCTATAACATCGTAAACGTCTGCGATGCTATTATCCGTAAAGTTAATTACCAAAGAACCCCTAGCAATTCCAGCAGTTACAAAATCAGCAGAAGAGTCCGCGAAGGTTTGTAAACCGTTTACCTCAGTACCACTGGCTGTAGTAACAGTTCCGATCTCCGCAGGCGTCCTTCTTGCTTCAAAAGACACTTGAGCATCTTGTAGGTTGGCCGTGATACCGACCAGAACGCCACCGCCGAGGTCTTCTTTACCGGCAGCATCAATAAGTTTATCAAAGGCTAAACCTTCTGCAAAACCTTCTTCTGATATTCTTAATGTATCAATGAGATCCTGCAATACTAGCTCAGTAGACGGAGAAGCAACCTCCACAACTCTTGGAGACGGTTGGTAGTCTACATTAATATCTTCTCTTGTAGTCATAGTCCTACCTTATTGCTTTAAGCTCACGATCTCTTTGCTGAACAAGTGCTAGGTTTCTAGTAAATTCTGCGATAGAGTTCCATTCTTGTTCTATTACACTGCCGCATCTCTCAATAGATTCTTCAAATTGAAAGATCTGATCCTCAAGAGCTTGTATGTTGTATGGTGGAAACTGTTTCAACAGTTCTTTGATTTTTTTTGCGTCTTCTGGATTTTCATTGTTTAGCTGCTCTATCTGAGCATCTCTAACTTTAGACTGAGTGATTAGCACAGAATACTCAGCCTTATCGTTTTTAAGGGTTGCCATTGTTTGCTTGACACGTTCAATGTTTCCCTTAGACTCTTTAATAACCCCTTTAACATAATCTTCGCTTACATCGGGGTACTTAGCCTTAACATTATTCTCCTTGGTTTCCTTGTCCGTTTTAATAAAATCTGCCAAGCCCTGCCTAGCTACTTCGCCTTGACCGAGTGGTAGATTGTCTATTTTGGAACCGTTTACTCTTATGGAGTCGTACCCGTCTTTTCCTTTGTTACTATCTCTCATATTTCCTTATCCTTTTTCTTAAATAAAACAAAGTGCTATGGAGACTTTCCCCATAGCACTAAAACTAAACAACTAAAATTAAGTAGCGATGTTGTCAGGCTGACGAACAACCGTGACACTGGTGCTT